GACAATCGCAACGGCGCTTAAGGTGGAGGAAAGCCGCTACAACATGGCTCGCACGTCTTTGCCGTCAGGAATCCTTAAACAAACTGGCGGCGAACCCCTAAGCGCTACTGAGTTAGCGGATATTGGCGCAGCGTTTAACCAGGCGCGCATGACCTCACAGACGGCTGTTCTTAATGAGTTTCTGACCTACGAGCCCAGCAATGCGACACCCGACAAAATGCTAATGATAGAAAGCGCACAGTACAGCGCGCTTGACTTGTCGCGCCTTTGCGGAATCCCTCCCTACCTTGTCGGCGTTGCTACTGGCGCTTACGCTTACACAAGCTCAGAGCAATCACGCGCCGACCTTTACATTTTTGGCGTCAAACCCTACGCCGACTGCATTGCCAGCACCCTTAGTCAAAACAACGTTTTGCCTAGAGGCACATTCTGCAAGTTCAACGCAAAAAATTACCTAGAGGAAAACTACGTGGCTGACGTTTTACCGATGCCAGAAGAAAATACACAGGAGGAATTAGCATCATGATTCGTTTTAATGCAACTTCAGTAACGCTCGACGCAGCCGCACCCGACGGCACGCCCAGCCGAACTATTACAGGCATTGCAGCCCCATACAACGTGGTAGCCACAGTCTCAGACGGAACAGAAATAATGCTGTCGCCTGGCGCCCTGCCTGTTGACGGCCCTAACCCAAAACTGTTTGTGGGGCACTCAGCAGAAAAGGTAATCGGCACAGTTATCGCCCGTGAAGACACCCCAGACGGCATGCTGTTTCAAGCCAAAATTGCCAAAACAGTACTTGGTGAGGAATCGCTACAGCTTGCCCTAGAAAACGTTTACGACCAAGTTAGTGTCGGGATTTCACCCCTTGAATTTAGCTACAACGAAGCAGGCGTAATGCTTATTGAAAAAGCAGCCTGGACAGAATTATCTCTAGTCTCACACGGGGCATTTGGCGCTGGCGCGACAATTACCGAAGTTGCAGCCAGTTCCAGCACAAAGACCGAAGAATTGTGCAATACTAAAACAGAAGACCCGACAACGGAAACAGAACTACCGGAGGAACCCGAAGTGTCAGAGCCAACCGCACCTGAAGTTATCGAAGCAAACGCACAGAAACTGTTTGCACAGCCAAAGCGCCAATTTGCTATGCCAACACCTGCTGAATACCTTGCAGCAATGCACGCTGGCGGCGACACGTTCCAAAACGTAAATGCTGCATACAAAGAAGCAGTGCGCTCACAGCAGACAGCATTGCAAGCAGCAGCTGGCGACGTGCTCACAACTGACACCCCAGGCCTTTTGCCAGTGCCCGTTCTTGGCCCATTGTTCCAAGACCTTAACTTTGTGCGCCCAGTCGTTAGCGCTTTTGGCGCTCGCGCAATGCCAAACACACCAAGCAAAACCTTTATTCGCCCAACCATTACCACGCATACCAGCGCAGCAACTCAGACTGAGGGCTCAGCAGTAAGCGCAACCACAATGGTCATTGCGTCTAACACAGTTACCAAAACAACTGTTGCTGGACAAGTCACCTTGACAATGCAAGATATGGACTTCACAGACCCATCGTCTATGAACCTTATTTTGAACGACCTTGCAGGTGAGTATCTCATTAAAACGGACGACATTGCGGCTGATGCGTTAGTTGCTGGCAAGACTGCTTCAGGCTCAACATGGACTGTCACCGCTGACAACCCAACCTCACTTATTAACGCTTTGTATGACGCAGCACGCGAAATTACCGAAGACAGCAACTATTTCCCAACCCATCTTTGCGTCAGTCCTGACGTCTGGGAGAAATTGGGCAGTCAGCTTGACGGCTCAAAGCGTCCAATTTTGGGTTACACCACAAACGGCGTTATTGGTCAAAACAGCATTGGTCGCGTAGGCGGCTTGCAGTACACCGGCATGGACGTAATGGGCTTGCAGCTCGTAGTTGACAACAACTTTGCAAGCGGCACAATGCTTGTGGTTTACGCACCAGGCTATGAGATTTACGAAGCACAGCAAGGCATTTTGAGCATTGCAAACCCATCTACGCTCAGCCGCACATTCTCCTACTACGGCTACTTTGCAACATTTGTTGCTAAGTCGAGCTTTATTCAGGGAATCGTAATCGCCTAATTAGAAAGGCGGAGCAGCTGTGGCTGTCTACAAAACCCAAAGCAAACAACTGCTAAGCAATTATGCAGTTTTGCAAACACTAGAGCCGACAGAAATAGTTGCTGGCCAGTCAATAACTGTTTCTACATTGAGCGCGCCATTTAACGGCACGTTTACCGTGCTTGACGTACCGCTATACGAGTACATAGGCATTGACAACACAACAGGCGCATTGCTGTTTAACGCAAACGTGCCTAGAGAAAACCAAGTGTTATTTGCTTGCACAGGTTCAAACGTCGAGTACACAGTTATTTATACCGGCACTGTTACTTACACGCAGAGCTGCTCATGGGTGACAGTTGCGCAACTAGAAACGTATCTGGGCATAGACATGGCCGACCCGTCTGACGATTACACGCTATTAACGCAGGCGCGCAACGCGGCAAACGATTTTTGTTATCGTCGCAGGCAAGAGTCAGGCTATGCAGACCAATTAGCAACTTCACCTGGGCACGACGTCACTTTGGGTACTCTGATGTATGGCGCGGCTTTGTGGCGCAGTCGAGGCAGCACGCAAGACACGTTTGCAACCTTTGACAGTATGGGGCAAGGTAACGTTTCTGCAATGACGCCAGTCATTAAGCAGCTGCTAGGCATTGACCGCCCGCAGGTTGCCTAATGGCTTATACAGACCTTTTTAATGAGGCAATAGACGACGTAACAGCAACATTGACAGCTGTTACAGGCTTGCGCGTAGTAAATGACGCAACTAAAATCGTGCCTAATTGTGTGTTTATTGACGCGCCTAGTTTTGAAACCATTGCAGGCAAAGGCAACATTGTGCGTATGACGTTTCAAGTCAAAGTCATCGGGACAGGGCCAGCAGGCCTGCCAGTACTACAGAAACTATTGAGCATTGCTGCGCAAGTGCTGGCAAGCCCAATAATCGTAATGTCTGGCCAGCCAGGGGCAGTCGAGATGGGCGGGGCAACCTACCCTTGCTACAACTTGCAAATGGCTTTACAAGCACAGACAGCATAAAAGTGTTACTCTTTCAACATAGCGCAGTGTTCTTTTAGGAGACAAAATGGCAACGACAACGTATCTCACAAACCCAACAGTCAACTTGGCGCCCACCACTGGCGGCACCCTTGTAGACTTGACCGACCAATGCAACAGCGCCACAATTACGCTTGGTTATGACAGTTTAGAATCAACAGCGTTTGGCGACACTGGGCATCGTTTTGTGCCTGGCTTGCAAACCGTTGCAGTAGACCTAGAACTTTATCTTAGCTATGGCGCTGGCGAAGTCGAGGCAACCCTTTATGCAAACTTGGGTACCGGCACAACTACTTTGCAAATTAGCCCTGCTGGATTAACTGAGGGCCCCAGCAACCCTGAGTACACAATTATTAACATGCAGCTTGTTAACTTCACGCCCATTAGCGGCGCTGTAGGAGAACTAAGCATGGTTACCGCCTCATTTGTCGGCGGAACTTTTGCACGCGATATCACCCCATAACTAACCCGACGCAAGGCGGCAGACATGCAAATAGTATTAAAAGTAGACACAGGCGACGGCCCAAACATTGTCACAACAAACCTTTGGTGCGCTGTGCAATGGGAACGCAAATATAAACGCAAAATGTCAGACTTAGCGCAAGGCATCGGCGCAGAAGACTTGGCATATCTAGCTTGGGAAGCAAGCAAACTGCACGGCCTTATTGTGCCAGTTGTCTTTGACGATTTCATTAAAAAACTTGTTGCAATGCCTGAAGTCATTGAGCAGGAAGACGTAAACCCTACACAGGCGGCCACAGACTAGCCCTTTGTCATTTACTGATGGAGACAGGATTTTGGCCGCCAAACATAGAGTTTTTAACGTCTGACCTAAACACTTGCATTAGTATTATGAACAAAGCAAGGCGCAAAGCATGACAGCAACAGTTGACACACAACTTGTAGGCATTCGAGAGGCTGTGGCTGCGCTTAACAAAATTGAGCCTGGGCTACGTAAACAATTTGCAGCAGAATTAAACCAGATAGCCCAGCCAGCAATACAAGCTACACAGCGACGATACGCGTCTGTAGGCGTGCCTTTGTCTGGCATGTCTCAGCCGTGGTCAAACAATGGACGCAAACTGTTTCCATACGACCCTGCAAAGGCGTCTAAGGGCGTCAAAGTCAAATTGGACACAAGGCGCAACAACAACGGCGTAATTGTTATACAGCAGACAGACGCGGCCACCGGCATATTTGAGACAGCGGGCCGACGCACAAGTAACAACTTTGCAACCAATTTGGGCAACACGCCAGCGCAAGGCCGCACCCGCATTTTTGGGCCAGCCGTTTATAGCCAAATACGCGCTATTACTAATGAGATAGAACGCGCAGCGTTGCGCGTCATTAACCGCGTCAATAGGGATTTGCAATGATTTCAATACCCATTATTAGCGACTTCAATGACAAGGGCATTAAAAGCGCTATCCGCGAATTTAAGCAGCTGGAGACCGTAGGACAAAAAGCCCAATTTGCCATTAAAAAGGCGGCTGTACCTGCGGCGGCAGCGTTAGGTGCCGTAGTCGCTGTTATTGGCGACAGCGTAAAAGCAGCTGTAGAAGACGAGGCAGCACAAGCCAGCCTTGCTCGACAAATTAAAGCAAGCTCTGGGGCAACAAATGCACAGGTTGCGTCCGTTGAAAAATACATTTCTAGCCTCGGCAAAAGCGCGGCCATTAGCGACGATGAGGCTAGGCCAGCGTTTCAAAAGTTAATTGTCGCAACTAAAGACGTCACAAAAGCCACAGACTTAATGAATCTTGCAACCGACGTTGCAGCGGCAACTGGGCGCCCACTGGTCGACGTAACCGACGCGCTAGCCAAAGCATACGCAGGCAACATGAAAGGCCTTAACAGCCTAAGCCCAGAGATTAAAGCCATGATTAAAGACGGCGCTGACCTTGCTGAAGTGCAGGCTGTTTTAACAGCAAACTTTGGTGGTGCAGGTGAAGCGGCAGCAAACACAGCTGCAGGCGGCATGAAAAAATTAAGCATTTCTTTTAACGAAACCAAAGAAGCAGTAGGCGCAGCCTTTTTGCCAATCATGTTAAAACTGCAACCAGTGTTAGAAAAGTTTGCTGAGTGGGCCGAAAGAAACCCAGAGTTACTAGCAGCAGTAGCTGCCGGCATGGGCATTTTGGCTACCTCAATTCTTGCTGTTAATGCCGTTATGTTGCTTAACCCTGCTGTCGCAATTACAGCAGGCGTTATTGCTTTAGGTGCTGCAATCGTTGTTGCGTACAAAAAATATGAGGATTTTGCAGTAGTTGTACGCAAAGTTGTTAACGCTGTTGCCGCCTATTTTGAGTTTATGATTAACGCTTGGATTAAGGCCGTTAACATTATTATTTACGGCATAAACCTGTTAAAACCTGGCAAAGACATAAAAATGTTGCAGGAAATTTCTATAGCGCGTATGTCTGAGCCAGTAGCGCCAAACGACCCAGGCACAAACGGCAGCGCAAACCTTGCTGAAAGAAACAACAACATTGCAATTAACGTTTACGGCGGCGACCCAAACCAAGTTGTCGAGGCTTTGCGCGCATACATGCGACAAAACGGCAGCGTGCCCATAAAGGTAAGTAACATTTTCTAATGGCCGTAGTCCAATACCAGGTAGAAGTAGGCGCAACTTACGCGACGCTTACAACTGTTGTTAGCGACGTGCAAAACGTATCTTTGACCTATGGCAGGCAAAAACCTTTAGAGCAATACAGCGCAAACACAGCAAACGTTGTTTTGCGTTACCCGACTGGCTACGTAACGCCAAACGCACTTTTTGTTACAGGCACCTGGCTACGCATATCTGTAAGGCTTGGCACGTCGGGCACATTTCGTCAGCTCTTTGTAGGCCGCATCACTGACGCAATAGTGCAATACGGCATACCGTATGCCAGCGGCGTCGGCAACGCAGACTTTGTAACCCTGACCTGTGAGGGAAACTTTGCAGCGTTTGGTCGGGTGCAAGGCAACAGTTACGCAATGACGGCCAGCACGTTAAGCGGGCAGGCAGGCCAATGCGCAACCCAAACAGGCTTAAATGTCAGCACTAACAGTACGTTTGGCGGCGCGCAAGCGTTTCCAGCCACAACAATTAGCAGCACCTGGGGGGACTGGGTAAACCGCGCTGTGCTCACAATGAACGGCAAGCTCATTGACATTAGCGACGGCATTTTTATGGTCAATGCCTATTACAAAATTGCAGGTTTTTACGGCAATTTCAGTGACACAACAAATGACGCCAGTAACCATATTTTTGAGCAAATATTGTTTAGCAGCTTGGCAGACAGTTTCTACACACAGGTAACTGTTGACCCAGAATCGTTTAGCGAGGCCACAGTGTCAACAGGAGTAGCACCATTTCGTACTTATTTGGTCAATACGTTAAACAACTCAACAAGCCAGGCAACAGACTTTGCTAACTATTTGTTGTCTACATACAAAACGGCAGCACAACGTATTCTGAGCGTGACCTGCGACTTGAACGCTCAAAATGGCGATATGCCCTCATACGGCATGG